AATATCAAACTCTACAAAAACAGAGTTTTACTACATCTGCTACTGACACCTATACGCTAAGTTATGCAGTAACAAATCCCCAAGATCTAGCTTTGTTCATTAATAATGTAAGGCAAAATCCTAATGATGCTTATACAGTATCAGGCACAACGCTAACCCTATCCTCTGCAATTACTAGTTCAGATACTATGTATGCAGTTTTTTTAGGTAGAGCAGTAGAAACGATTGCTCCAGCATTATCTTCTGTAACAAATGATATGTTAGCTGGAAGTATTGCTAACGCTAAACTTGCTAACTCATCTATTACTTTAAATGGCTCTGCTGTTTCTTTAGGGGGTAGTGCTACTGTAGGTGGAACTAATACACCAGCTTTTACTGCAATTTTAGATTCAAATCAAACTATGTCACCTAATACCACAACAAAATTAACATTTACAAGTGAACTACTAGATACTGATAATGCTTTTGCTGATTCAAAATTTACTGTTCCGAGTGGTAAAGATGGTAATTATTTATTTAATGCAAAATTTAGAGCAAGTAATTTTTCTCAAACTCTAAACATATATATTTATAAAAATGGTAGTGAGTTAAATACTGGATTTAGGGGTAATGCTCTTTCAAGTGGAACTGTTCCTTATGGTGCAGTTTACTTAACTGCACTTGTACCTTTAGTAGCTGGTGACTATATAGAAATTTATGGTGACCATAACTCTGGTTCAACTCAATCTCTTACAACAAAAGTTTTTCAAGGATTTAAATTATTATAATGGCAAATTTATATACAAAACTAAAATTATACATAGAAGAAAACTCTGATACTTGGGATAATACAAAAGTATCATTACAAAATGATAGTGATGATAATGGTGATTATATTAAAACATGGACATATAGTTTTTCTAAACCTACTGACACACAATTAAACGCATTAGAAACACAAGCTAATGAGTATGAAGCAAATCTAATCACATCTAAAGAAAATAACAAAACATCTGCTAAACAAAAACTCCAAGACTTAGGATTAACAGTAGATGAAATTAAGGAGGCATTTGGGATCTAATGGCTATATCAACAATACCAACTAGAGCATTAAGTGAGCAAGGGATTAACTTCCGTAACCTCATCATCAATGGTGATATGTCCGTGGCTCAGAGGGGTACTTCAAGTTCAGGTATAACATCTTCTAACTATTACAGTTTAGATAGATACCAAACAGTAATAAGTAGTTTAGGAACTTGGACACAATCACAATCTACTGATGTTCCCACAGGACAAGGTTTTGCAAAGTCTTTTAAAATGGATTGCACAACTGCTGATGCTTCTCCATCTGCTGGAGATTATTTATTTGTTAGACAAATGTTTGAAGGTCAAATGCTTCAACACCTAAAAAAAGGTACATCAAATGCAGAAAGTTTAACAGTTTCTTTTTGGGTGAAATCAGTAAAAACAGGAACATATATTGTACAACTTTGGGATAATGATAATAATAGATTCACTTCAAAATCATACACTGTTTCATCTGCATCTACTTGGGAAAAGAAAACAATAACTTTTGACGCAGATACTACAGGTGCTTTGGATAATGATAATGCAGATAGTTTTCAATTAAGATTTTGGCTAGGTGCGGGAACAGATTATACATCAGGAACTTTAGCAACTACTTGGCAATCCAACACAAACGCAGACAGTGCGGTTGGTCAAGTAAACTTAGCTGATAGCACATCCAACGAATGGTATGTTACAGGAGTACAACTAGAAGTCGGTACATCTGCTAGTGATTTTGAGTTCTTACCTTTTGATGTGAATTTAGAAAGATGTAAGAGATATTTTCAAATTATAGGTGACGGAACTTCTCCTAGTGAGTTTTTTGCTAGTGTATCAAATTACAATGGAACTTATATATTTGGAACTTATAGGTTTATGCCTGAAATGAGGTCAGCACCAACAATTTCATCTGTTACAGGAACGGATTATTATGCTGTTAATGTTAATAGTACAGCAGATACTTTTAATGAGGTAAAAGGAACAGATGTGGATAGTAGAAGTTGTCAAATATTTGCTGATGCTTTAGTTTCTGGAACTGCTGGACATTCAGGTCAAATGAAAACAAATAATGCTAGTGCGGAAGTAACAGCAGATGCGGAGTTATAAATGATACAGAGTGTAGAAAAAATATATAGTGTTTTTGATAATACTAAATTTCACTATCAAATTACATATGATGACGGAACAATATCATCAGTTCCTCACAACGAAGAAAACAGACACTATCAAGAAATCCTAGAATGGGTAGCAGAAGGAAACACAATTACAGATAATGGGGGTGGTGAGTAATGGCATACATAGGTAGAGATATATCAAACTTATCAGACAGAGCAGTCTTAGATAATATTACAGCAAGTGCTACAGCTACATATAACCTATTATTAAATAGTGTTGCGTATGTACCTAGTAGTGCAGAGAGTTTAACAGTAAGTTTAAATGGTGTTATTCAGAAACCTCAGTCAAGCTACACAGTATCAGGTAGTACGATTGTATTTGATTCAGCATTAACTTCTTCAGACTCTATTGATTTTATTCTTGCAGAAAGAGCAATCACCTTAACGACAGTGGGTAGTGGTTCAGTAGGATTAAATCAGCTTTCAGCAACAGGCACAAAAGACGCAACCACATTCCTAAGAGGTGATAACACCTTTGCTACTGTTACTTCTACTACTATTAATAACAATGCTGATAACAGAGTTATTACAGGCAGTGGAACTGCTAACACCTTAGAGGGTGAATCAAATTTATTTTATGACGGAACAGATTTAGGTATTGGAACAAGTAGTCCAGATGGTAGTTCTTTTTCAGCTTCATCATCACCAGTTGTAGATGTTAGTGGCACAAGACCTCTTATAATTTTAAGTGAAACTGATGCTAATACTAAAAAAGCTTGGTTTGGTTTAAGTTCAGATGTTTTATATGTAGGTGGAACAAACACTGAAACTAAATTTTATACTGATAATAGTGAAAAAATGTCAATAGATTCAAGTGGTGTTGATATTACAGGTACTTTACAGGTCAATGGTTCTGCTGTTGGTGCTGGTCAAACTAAGGCTTGGGTAAACTTTGAAATGGTAGGTACTTTTAGTGTCAGAGATTCATTCAATGTTTCTAGTATATCTGATGAAGGTACAGGAGATGTAAATGTAAATTTTACAACTGCATTTGCAAATGATGATTATTGTGCTGGTGGAGTTACTCGTTTTAGTTCTAGTAATACAAACGCTAATGTATGTTATAGAGGTGTATCAAATCCTCTATCAACAACTACAGCACAAATGGCAGTCAGAGGTATGACTAATAATAGTGCTAGTGATTCTGATTATGTAACAATTATATTTTCAGGAGACCAATAAAAATGGATAAAAGAATAATATATAAAAACACAGACGGAACGATAGGAATAATTATTCCTTGTGATGATAATTTCACTGTAGATGAAATAGCTAAAAAAGATGTACCAACAGGTTTGTCTTACAAGATTGTCGATGTATCAGAAATATCAAGCGATAGAACATTTAGGAATGCTTGGACTATTGATGATAGTGAACTAACAGACGGAGTAGGTGATTAATGGGTATTACAATAGACATAACAAAAGCCAAAGATATTTGGAAAGATAAAATTAGAGAAGCTAGAAAATCAGCACTGGAAAAACTAGATGTAGATTTTGTTAAGGCACAAGAAACTTCAAGCGATACATCTTTTATTGTTACAGATAAACAAACGCTAAGAGATTTACCTAGTCAAGTTGATACAGCTACTACTACAGATGAAATTAAAGCAGTCTGGAACGATATGCTAGGAGATAAATAATGAGCTTAATTAAATTAAACAATCAATCAATCTCTGCTGTTGATGTAGGTAAGGTTGGTCAAGTTTTACATACAACAACTAGCACTCAAGTAGCTTTAACTTCTTCTGCATACACTGATTTAGGTTTACAACAGGCTATCACTCCTTCTTCAACTAGTTCTAAAATATTAATATTTGCTAATATACATTCTCAATATCAAGACTCTGGTCAAAATGGTGCATACACAATGAAGATGTTAAGAGATGCAACTCAAGTTTATACTGGTGGACAGTTGTATGAAATAACTTCTGAAACAGCAAATGCAACAGGACAACAAAAAGATTCATGGACTTTCTTAGATATTCCTTCAAGCACTTCCGAAATCACTTTTAAAGTACAGGTTTCAACTTTTAATAATAGTGATGTTACTTTTCAAAGAGGTGGATTTTTTCAAAGTGAATTATTATTAATGGAAATACTAGCATAATGAAAATTAAAGGAGAAAAACAATGACAGATATAATAAAAGCAATCAAAGCTCTTGATGCAGATGCTCAAGTAGTAGTCAATGGTGAACCCAGCAATCAAACTGAGTACGAAGCCAATGTAAAATATATTTCTGGTGCTGATGAGAATGGCAGTGCTATTTTTAAAGACACACAGGATTTTACATGGAGTCAAGTATCAGCAAAGAAAGCTGAGTTACAAACTGATTACGACAATAACGAGTATCAGAGAAAAAGAGCAGATGAATATCCATCTATAGCAGATCAGCTAGATGACATATATCACAATGGCGTTGATGGTTGGAAAACCACTATCAAAGCTACAAAAGACAAATATCCAAAGAGCTAAATTATGTGTGAGTGTTGCGAAGATTACGATTGTATTTGTAAATGAAACTTTTAGTAGCAATACTTTTATTATTTGGAACAGTTGCGACTATTACAGATGTAAAAGCGAATACTAATACAACTGTTAGTTCTACAGTAACAGGAACAACCACTGTAGATAAAGCACCTAGTACAGCTAACGCACCGAATGTCATGATATCTAATCAAGATGTTTGTACTTCAGGTGGTTCAGTTGCTTTACAGACTCAAATATTTGGTTTTGCAAAAGGCTCTACTATTACAGATATCACCTGTGAGCGATTAAAATTATCTCGTGCTTTATATGGTATGGGAATGAAAGTTGCTGGTGTGTCAGTTCTTTGTCAAGATCCTCGTGTCTTTTCTGCTATGGAAATGGCTGGTACTCCCTGTCCGTTCTTTGGAACAATAGGTGAAGTAGCACAAGCTGGTTGGGATAGTCACCCTACAGATCGACCTGATTATGTAAAGGAGTCAAATGCTAAAAACTATATTCTTGGTAGCGTTGTTTTGGCTATTACCACAGGCATATTCTTATTCTGAAGAAACTTCTAACTTAGTAACTCCAGCAGACGAATGGACTCAAAGTGGGAAAGTTAGTACCACACAATGTTCTTATTCAGGCACACTTGAAGATGGTGAAGTCTGCACAGGATCAGCGAATACTCGTGGTGTTGCTAATGGTGGAGGCACAATAACCAGTGATGTTTATAGTCTCATTACTGATGGTGGTCTAACCATTGAAGAAATACAACAAGGTTTTGATATAAACTATGGCGTAACTGTCGAGTCACATCAAAGTAATATTACTGTACCTACTTGTTCAGCGACTAATGGTGATTGTAAAGATATTTTTAAAATTACAGTTACTCTTAGAAACCAAGATAACACTGTCTTTCAAACACTAGAAAAAGAAGTAGAATTAGATTTTAGTGGCACACAAGATTATCTCTACACAGATATTATTCAGCCTAATAACTATACTGACATTACTACACAGATGTCTTTATGGGGTACAGACGCTGGATATACAACAGGTTATTACGGAGCAATCTTTAGTGATCCTGTTTTAACTGCTACTTATACTGTGGTCGAGCAAGTAGAAGATATTATTAACGATATAGTTAATGATGTTATTGACGATATTATTAATGACTCTACAGACTTTGAGATTATTGAAATAGACTTTGGCGATAACTTAGATCCTATAGAGATAAATATCGAAGAAATATCTATTGAACTGCCTGAGATTGAAATGGCAGAATTAGAATTACCTGACTTTGAGGTAGAGGTAGAACCTGAAGTTGAGATTGAAATTGCTGAAGCTATGGAAGAAGTAGCTGAAATGGATATCGAGGTTGAGCCTGAAGTAGAAAACGAACCTGAAGTAGAAGAAACAGAAGAAGTAGAAGAAACGCAAGAACCTGAAGAAAGAGAAGTTAAGGTTGTTCAACAGAAAGAAACTAAAGAACAAATTGCAAAAAAGATTTTAGCTAAAGTTGCAGACAGTGGCGATCAAGTTGCTCTTGATACAGTTAAATTAGCTGTCATGGCACAACTAGCAGATACAAAAGGATTTAACGAATATCAACAAACCACTTTAACAGACATGGATATATCTAATTATAACATGATGCAGATAGATGATCTTTACGGAGGATTATTTCAGTCAGCACAAAATAACATGATGGAGAATATGATTAATGGCCAGTATTGAGTATTCAGGTTTAAAGGTAAGTGGTGGTAAAGTATTTGCTATCCTCACTTTATTATCTGCATTAGGTGGTGCTGCTTGGACTAGTTTCACTTTTTACCAAGACTATTTAGATATGAAAAAAAAAATCATATCTTATACCGAGCCAGACCTCTCTCATTATGACGAACAACTTGCAGTCCTAAAGTCTGAAGTAGATATGATACTAGGTGAAATAACCCTGGTTAATGATGTTACACAGTCTTTAGGCACAAATATTAAAACAGATATTCGCAATATGAATAATGACATCAGACATATTACTGAAATAGTTAATGATATCGAGGATAGACAAAAAGAAGATAGTAGAGAACTATTAGAAGAGTTGAAACTTATAGAAGATGATATTGATCTTAAAATAAACAAAGCTCTTAATAATCCATTATCAGGAATGTCAGCAAAAACAAAATGAATTTAGATTTAAAAACCATATTACCATATTTAGTTATTATTGTTTCTTTAGCAATGACCTGGGGAATGTGGTCAGAAAGATTAGAAGCTGTAGAAAAGAAAGCAGATACCATATCTGAAATGCAGCAAGACATAGCTGTCATCAAAGAAAAAATTATATGGATAGAAAAATACCTTAACGGAAAATGAAAATGTTTATTATTTTTTGGCTATGTGTCCAAGATCCTTTAGTTTCATTAGAGAATACTTGTGTCCAAAATATCATTTATGACACAACCTACGATACAAAAGAGGAGTGCAGACAAGCATCAGTTGTTTTAGCACAACAATTTATGGAAATACCCCAAACCTATATAACTACCTTTTGCACTTCAAAATTTACGACCAATACATAAAGGAGGAAGATGTCTAAGATTTTAATAATCTCAGACCTTCACGAACCATACAGTCATACAGATAGTTTTGCTTTTTTAGAAGCTGTCAAAAAGAAATTTAAACCAGATAGAATTGTCAATATTGGTGATGAACTAGATTACCATGCTTTATCCTTTCATGATTCTGATCCTGATTTACCAAGTGCCTCTAAAGAATTAGAGCTCGGTTTATACAAGATTAAAATGATTGAGAAGTTATTTCCTAAAATGGATTTACTTCATAGCAATCATGGTTCTATGGTTTATAGGAAAAGAAAGCATCATGGCTTTCCTTCCTTAGTAGTGAAGGACTATCCAGATATATTAGGTGTCGATAAACATAAATGGCGTTGGCACGATAAACTAATTATTAAAGATAATTATGGTGAATATTATTTTTGCCATAACATGAGTAAAGATCCAGTCAAATCTTCTATGTCAATAGGCATGAATTTTGTCCAGGGCCATTATCATACAGAGTTTCGTATAGGTTATTGGTCAAGTCCTGAACATTTAAGGTGGGGTATGAATGTAGGATGTTTAATAGACAAGGACTCATTAGCTTTTGCTTATTCTAAAGTAAACATTAGACGACCAGTTTTAGGATGTGGAATAATTATTAATGGCGTTCCACAGCTTATACCAATGATACTTAAAAGAGGAAATAGGTGGAATAAACAAATATGAGAATAATCTATCAATCTGGTAAACTTTATATCAGCCTTACAAAAGATGAATATAAAGACATAGAACCTGGCAAACCAACAGAAATAGATATTGGTAACATTCCTATTTTATTAAAAGACATTACAGAAATAACTTATGAACGATTAAAGGAGTTAGAATGTACGAAGAAGTAAAAGATAAAATCAAAACTTCGGAAGGGTTCTCTGCAACTGGGTATTTCCTAGAATATCGAGGAGCTAATGGTGAAACCATCAAAGAAGATTTTATGACTATCGGATATGGCCATAAGTGTGTAGATGGTGATCCTTACGAACCTGGAGTTGAATATCCAAAAGAAGTATTAGAACAACAGTTTGAAAAAGACTTTCTTGTCTATCTTCATGCAGCAGAGAGATACATTGGTAAATGTGAAGTACCAGAAGTAATTAAAGATTGTGTTATAGAGGTAGCTTACAATATTGGTGAGCCTAAATTGTTCCAATTTGTCAATATGCGCCAAGCTATGCAAGATGGTGACTTTGTTGAAATGGCAAATCAACTTAAAGATAGTCGTCTTTATAGAACTCTCACCTCAAGATATGAACCAATGGTTAAACTAATAGAGGAGGCCTAGTATGTGGACTATGTTATTAAAACCCTTAATGGGTGTAGCTGGTGAAGTTGTTAAAGGTGTCGTAGATACTAAGAAAGCAAAGGCAGAACAAAAAGTCACTGAAATTAAAGCAAAGACAGAGTTACTAAATAAACAGATTAAAGGTGAGATAGAGTACGACTTAGAAGCTATCAAAGGTTCTAAAGACTCTTGGAAAGACGAAGCGTGGACTATCTTGTTTATTATTATCATAGGTATGTGTTTCATTCCACCATTACAACCCTATACAGAAAGAGGCTTTGATGCTCTCTCACGAACTCCACAGTGGTTTCAATTTGCCATGTATGGAGCAATAGCAAGTTCATTTGGTTTAAGAGGAATGGGAAAAGTGTTAGGTAAAAAATGAGCACCATTAAAGAAGTAGAGGCCTTGTTACGCAAAGCTAAAAAAGAAAACAGAGAACTTAAAAAAGATAACGAAGAGAAAGATTTACACATCAAATTTCTTAATGAACGACTTGATAATTGGGCAGAGAAAAATGCAATATTAAGAGAAGAAAAACGCAACATTACTGTTGATGATGTTTTAGCTTTTCAAAAAGCAAAAGTAGATCATGCCTCATCACAAGATCAATCCTTCGTAGATCAACTAGAAAAACAAGAACAAGTAAAATTAGACTCACAAGGAATAGCAAATGAGCAAAGATCCGAGGCTTAAAAGAGCTGGTGTAGCTGGTTTTAATAAACCAAAAAGAACTCCAGGTCATAAAACAAAATCTCATGTAGTAGTCGCTAAAGATGGCGACAGAGTAAAAACAATTCGCTTTGGTCAGCAAGGTAAGACCGGTGATAGAAAGATGACTGCAAGAGCAAAGTCATTCAAGGCTCGTCATGCAAAGAACATCGCTAAAGGAAAGATGTCAGCAGCATATTGGGCAAACAAAGTTAAATGGTAAAGAAAGGACAATAACTATGCCAATGGTCGGTAAAAAGAAATTTTCTTACACAAAAGCTGGTAAGAAGAAAGCAAAAATGTATGCAAAAAAAACAGGTAAGAAGATGACTAAGAAGAAGAGTTATTAATGCCATTTTCTAAATATTCATCAAAACAAAAGAAATTAGCAAGTGTAGCAGCGCCTAGAACAAAGATTACTAGTGCTGATTTCAAAAAACTGAAAAAGAAAAAGAAGAAAAAATAATGGCAACAAAAAATGTACCCACTAATAAGGCTCTATACTCAAGAGTAAAGGCAGCAGCAAAACGCAAGTTTGATGTTTATCCATCTGCTTATGCAAATGCCTGGTTAGTTAGAGAATATAAAAAAAAAGGTGGGGGTTATAGAACCAAAAAGGCATGAGTAGAGCTAGTGGTGGATTATCTCGTTGGTTTAAAGAGGATTGGGTAGATATAGGTTCACCAAAAAAAGGTGGTGGATATGCCAAGTGTGGTAGAAAATCTGCAAAGGGCAGCAAGAGAAAATACCCTAAGTGTGTTCCTAAGTCTAAAGCAATGAGCATGACTAAATCACAAATAAAATCTGCTGTTAAAAGAAAACGATCAAAAACACAAGGTGTAGGTGGTAAACCAACTAATGTCAAAACCTTCGCAAAAAGATAGAGATATAGTTCTTATAGAATGGATCGATGCTTATGAATGTGCTAGTGGTTGGATTGAGTTAGAAGAAGCACTAAAAACAAAACCACCAACTGTCTATAGTCTTGGATTTGTCCTTAAAGAAGAAAAAGATTATATAACTATCTGTGCTGATCTCGGTAGAGAGGGTGACTCTGATTGTGGAAGAGTCCAAGTAATCCCAAAAACATGGGTAAAGAAAACTATTTTAGTGGATAAATCATAAAGGGGTGTCGTTAAACACCCCCTGTAAAGCTATATAAATGGAAAAAATAATGGACTAAATCGTCTAAAAATCCAGATGTTCAGTCTTTTTCTAGGTTTGTAAGTTCTTATTAGTTTTTTGTTAAACTCAGGACTATCTTCAATAACACAAGTAAACATTACGCAGCCTCCCTTACTACCCATTGTTTAATATGGGTAAATACCAAGACACCATCTTTCTTAATATTATTATAAGTCTCTTGGTCTAGTATTTTTGTAGAACCATCCACAAGTTTGATATGAAAATATATTTTAGTCATAGTCTCTCCTTAAAAAAGGCCAAACAAGGTGTACAGAAATTACACGCTTTTTTATGTTATTTACTGTAAACCTTTGTTTAGCATTACCCAAAAGAACAAGTTTTTGTCGATTTTTGTTCATTATGGTTAAGAAGTAATCTATTACCAATGAAAGGTCAACACCTAATTTGGGTTGATAATTAAAGGTTTTTTTATTATTTTTTAAATGTGGTCGCATTTTACACCTATTTCACAAACTATTAATAAGATTCTGTTTTCTTTTCTTATCTACCTTTGCGTAGTTATAAACCATAGTCTCAGACTTCCATCCACCTACTGCCATAATATCATTAGTAGATGCACCTTTGTTTGAGAGCTCTGAAGCAAAAGTATGTCTTAATGAATGTCTTTTTTTATTTTGATCGACATTAGCAAAACTTAACATTTCTTTCCATCTTGGTATTAATCCATTATTAGTATTCTTTTTTTGTCCTACAAACCTCCAAGAAAATAAATATCCTTCCCTATCATTAATCTTTTGTAACCAATGCCATAAAGATAATTCTGGTTCATTATCATTTCTTTGTATAGGTATGTTCCTCCAAGATTGAGTTTTATTTTCAAATATATTTAATTCATTATTATCCAGGTCAATCATAGAACGACCATTTGGATCTAATCTAGCAAAATTCATATCAAGAGCTTCTTGTATTCGAGCACCAGTTCTGTAAAGAAATATTAACAAGAACTTTATTTCGAAGTCAGAGAAGTCCATACATCTTACTATCTCTTCTCTTGTCCACACATATTTATCCTTATCTCTCATAGAAATTTGTGGGAGTTGTTTTACTTTATAAGGCTTACACCAATTATTTTCTGCTGCAAAACTTATTAATCTACTTAAAGGCCTAATAACAGTTGTATTAATAGTGTTATACTTAGAAGATAATACTTTTCTTTCTTCTAGTGGTATTGATGTAAATGTTTTTCCTTTATATTTCTTAATAAGATCACCGGTTTCAGTTCCTACTGGATATCTTAGGTGTATTAATTCTTCTTTCTTTTGATTAGTTATGTCCTCTAATAATAAATTACCAATACAATTTGCATTCTTCTCAAAGAAAGGCCTTCTTGTCTCACTAGGACATTGATCTAAACTATTTAATAATTTTTCAGTAGCCTCTTTAATTGTGATTTTTTTTATAGCTACTCCTGAGTTTAGCTTATCCTGAAATTTCCATAAAAAATCTTCAGCCTCTTTTTTATTTATTTTACCAGTAGATACACTATTAATTGTGTAAACCTTATCAGGTGTCTTGTAAGTTCCTCTAATATACCAATACTTTGATCTATTATCTTTTCTTTTAGTTATTTTAAGCATAATGCCTTAATCCTCTCTATATCTTCTTTGGTAAACACTTGTTTACTTCCAAAGTATCGATTAAAACATTGTTCTTTTGGGTGTCTTGAAGATAAACTATCTATAGTCCTTTTAAAAGACCTTTCTGATTTAGCCTTAAATTTAGGGTATATTTCCTTCATTGTGTACAATTCTTCTATCATAATAATTTCTCCTGGTTTGTATTTTCTGGTGATTTCCAAAAGATATTGCAGAGTCTAAACTCAGTCTCACCTTCAAATCTTGGTGGAAAACTCCTTGAGGTTTTGGTTAATAGTGCTGATTTAAGTTGATCGACATCTAGGAACATCTGTTCATTGTTATCCAACCTTTTTAAAATCATGCCACCTTTTGCAATAGCTTTTTCTATTTCATAATCTTTTATAGATGCTTTGCCTTGCCATAATCGACCAATTCTTCTTGTGGGATATTTCATGTTACTAAACTCCCTAATTTCATTTCTTGTCTATTAGTTGCATTTGCATCTAACATGAACTCTATTTTGGTTATAACTCTTTCAAGTTCTGCATATTTATTATCCATAGTTTCTTGAGCCTTTTCCAATTCTGTTCTCAAAGTAACTACAGACTCATCAGTTCTTGCTCTAGCCTTACGATCTTCAACAGACATTTTGAGTTCATTAAACTTTAAATTGATAAATGTTTGATCGAGTTGATAGTCTAACAATCTTTCTGTTCTATCTCTTTCTCTCTTAGCTGCCCTATATTCTTTGATGGCAGTCATTTTTTTGTCAGCAATTTTATTAGGATCAAAACTTTCCACGAGCTTGTATTACCTCCTTAACCATGTCTAAAACTGTGCATTTAACTTCTGCATTATATTTAGGATTAAATTCTGCATTTTGATGATGTTGCCTACAAAGGGCAGCAAGATTTTCAATATGGTCAGCACATTTAGAACCACCCATCCCTCTTGGGGATAGGTGATGAATATCTTGTGCTTGGTTGCCACACATTACGCAACTAACCTCCGATGTATCTCTTAAATGATAAAATGTTAGATATACTTTTGTGTGATTTTTCATTTAATACCTTTAAGACTTTGACATCTTTTACTTTTACTAAAGGATAGTCTTTTCTATCCCACCCATGTTTATTCTTATCGAATAAATGTTTTTCTATGTGTGATATATTTATCTCTTTCATATTTTCTCCTTAATATCATTAACGATTGAACCTATTGCCCAAACCATAAAAAGATTAATGAGCAATAGGATAAGTATTGTTAGGAGGAGTAGTAAGTTCGTCATTAAAAAGGAATATCCTCTGGGATTGTGTCACCTAAAGATTTTAAATCATTGTCACTTTGATTTATCTCAGTCATTTTTGGCTTCCAAGTATTAACCTGGGCGTACCATTTTCCAGACTTACCTTCTTTGACATCAATGTTAATCCAATCATCTTCTTTATTTTGAAGCTGCTTCTTGTACCAATTAGTAAAGTCATCTTTCTTAATTGATATCGAGCACTTAATAAAATCTCTCTTAGGTTCTTTTGCAAAAAACCCATCAATAAATTCGTTACTTTTTTCTTGTTCATTAGTCATCGCTAAACTCCTTTGGTTTATTATTTTTTTTAATTTTGTCTTGATCTAAGGCATCAAGATCGTCTCTCTCACCTGTACTTAATTGAAACAAAGAACGCATAAATTGTTTTAATGCGTAACTTTGAGCAGTACCCATTGCAGTTCCAGAACCGAAAGGAACTATAATGTGTTTTGTTGTTGGAAAGTTCCAAGTGTCACCCTCTTTATGAATTAAAATATATTCATAAACTACAGTTAGACTCTTTCCTGACTCTGATACCACACAACTTTTTTCGTGGGGTATGATAATCAACCCAGCTTTTGCACAAGCTGGTTGAACTTCTCTTAAAAAACCATCGATACTTGTATAAGAATATTTTTGATATTCATTTTTAGCATCTTTGTTTAATGGCTTGTTTAAAGTTGTCATCACATTGTTTATTGCACTAGCAATGTTTTTTGGCATGGCTTCTATTTCCATTTTTTCTTCTCCTTCATAATTTTGTTAAGTGCTTTATCTTGATCGAATGCAGTTCTTAATGTTTTAAAATATTCAAAAGCTAAATCTAATTGGTCTGTGTTAAACTCTTTTGCTTCAAACTCATCAGAGTCTTTTCCAAATCGTGCAACAATAAACTTAGATATTTTATAATCGTATTTTTCTTCAATCATCTGCCTATAAGCAGAGCCTTGAATTAAATAATCAGGATAAATACTCTTACTTGTTTTAAAATCGACTAAGATATATTCGTCATCTTTCTTTACTAATAAATCTGCTGTTCCACCATACTCATATAACTTTGATGTAAATGATTGTTCACAAAAAATGACATCTAAATCTATAGGTTGGAAACTTTCCCACCATAACAAAAATTTACTAAAACATTTCTGAACAACATCATTGTCTTTTGGTATTGCATATTCTTTTCCTTCTATAAAAGATTGTGCTAGTTCATGTACATTTGTGCCTATATCGGCAGCTTTATTTAATTCTGAATGATATGATTTACCTTCTAGGCCTAATTTATTAGACCAGATTATAAGACCAATACTGTTCTTATACCTTGAAAGA